AATACAGATTCTAACAGTTATGGAACAAAGAGCTAAAGTGATGGGGAAGACTGAAGTTGTTAGATTAGCAAAAGCAGCTAAACTAAAACTCAAACGACAAAAGGAGAAAGCGAAAACTTAATGCCCTATCTAATTAGTGACATCCCGCATTTTAAATGTTGGGTGCGTAAAGAATACACTTGTAATCATGAACAATACCACGGTGAATTTATACATGGTATGGCAATAGCAGTAAATACAATACCAGACAGATGTCTTAGTTTTCAGGTTATATTTACAGGATGCGAAAGCGACTTTGACGATAGTGAAAATGTACACGGTGGTGCAATGTGGGCAAGGATGCCAATCACGGCACTAGTAGCAGATGAGATGTATGAAGAATGGCCTGAAACTATGGCAACTCATCTAGCACAACCTTGGGACTGTAGTTCTCATCACCATTCGATTGTTAGAATGGAAAGAGTAAGTTCAAGTCCTTGGATATGTAAAATTGACGGTGAATTTTATCAAGGTAAATATTTATTCACAGTTGATTATACAGAAAGCGACATAGCTGATGACCCAGCTCAACATAAGCAGAGTCACGTACTTCAGCTAACTGACGCAGATAAATGGACAGGTAACATAGTTGCCTTGCCTAATAATAGAGTAAGGGCAACAAGTCCTGCTTTATGGGAGACAGGTGATGGTCCGCCAGACTTTAAACCTAGTCAATACGCCCACGCTGCAGAAATACATAATAGTTATTTAGACCCTGCAGTTACATTTGATAACCTATATGCAAAGGAGACTGGCAAATGATGAAGAAAAAAGGATATGCTCGTGGTGGAGCAAAAATGACAAAAATGAGAGCAGGCGGTGGAAAGATGCCTATGGCTAAAGACCCTAAAACTGGAAAGATGGTTCCAACTTTTGCGATGGACGGCAAAGGTAAAATGAGAGCTGGTGGCACTATGAAGAAAAAAGGCATGGCTCGTGGCGGCATGAAGAAGATGATGAACGGAGGCATGATGAAGAAAAAAGGCATGGCTCGTGGTGGCGTCAAGAAAATGATGGGTGGCGGAACTATGAAGAAAAAAGGTTACGCTAGAGGCGGCACTACTAGAAGAAAATAATGTCTCTTAAAGCACCACAACAATCCCTAAAAAATTGGGGTAAACAAAAATGGAGAACCTCTTCTGGTAAACCCTCTAAAGGTAAGAGGAGGTATCTCCCTGACGCTGCTTGGAAAGCTCTAAGTCCTGGCGAAAAAGCTGCGACTAACAGAGCCAAAGCTGCAGGCAATCGTAAAGGTAAACAGTTTGTAAAACAACCTAAAAACATTGCTAAAAAAACTAGAGCATATAGGACATAGTATGGCTGAGTATCAGGGAAAAAAAGTTACACTTAATAAACCTAGACCAATACGTAAAGGTGAACCTGGATACGGAAGAAAGAAATCTGTTGTATTTGTTAGTGATGGGGGCAAAGTAAAAAGAGTTATGTTTGGTGACCCTAATATGCCGATACGCAAAAACAATCCAGAAGCCAGAAAAAGTTTTAGAGCCAGACACAACTGTGATAATCCTGGACCTAAAACATCCGCTAGATATTGGTCATGTAAAGCATGGTAGCAGGAATAACACAGTTATTAAGCTCGGTTGGTGGACTAGCAACATCTTGGATAGACGGTAAAACAGCAGTTCAAAAAGCTGAAGCACAGATTCGTATGAAAGAAGCAACAGGCGAGATTGATTGGGAGCTTGCTGCTATTAGAGCCACACAGAGTTCATGGAAAGACGAATGGCTAACCATAATTTTTACACTTCCTATGGTGCTCTGTTTCTGCGGTGATTGGGGACGACAGGTCGTGACTGATGGGTTTATCGCTTTGCAGAATATGCCAGATTGGTATCAGATAAGTTTGGGTGCGATAGTGGCCGCATCGTTTGGGATACGGTCTGTCAGTAAATTTTTTGGAATGAAGAATAGGAAATAAACTAGAGCATATTCCGTACGAGGTACGATTTATAGGGGAGCGGAGATATCCCATAACAAGATTTAAATACCACAACAAGTGGGCAAAAGAAAGGAAAGAGCGACATGACTTTTATGTTATCACAAAGAAGTCTAGGAAGGCTAGATGGCGTAAAAAACGAATTACACTCGGTAGTCTGTAAAGCTATCAAAATTAGTAAAGTTGATTTCGGTGTAATATGTGGCATGAGAACACACGAAGAACAAAAAGCCTTATACGATAGTGGGGCGAGCCAGACCCTTAAATCAAAACACCTTACTGGTGATGCCGTCGATTTAATGGCGTATCTTAATGGCAGAGCATCATGGGAAATTTCGTTTTACGATGACATTGCTGACGCTATGAAAGAAGCAGCTATTCAAGAGGGCGTTAGTATAAAATGGGGAGCTTCCTGGAATATTGAAGACATTAGACAATGGGAAGGCACAATGGAAGAGGCTATGAATAGTTATATAGATATCAGAAGGAGTCAAGGCAGACGACCATTTATTGATGGTCCTCACTTTGAGCTTTCATAATGTGGATGTCTATAATGATACTGTGTGCTAACATGAATGCAACATCATGTATGGTAATAACAGGTAATGAACTACATACAAGTAAAGAGAAATGTTTTGAAGATTCTATCGCTAAAGCAAACAAAGCTGTTACCTATCCACAAGTACATCAAGCAAAACCTTTTTGTCAGGTTATACCAGGGACAGAACAACCAGATAAGGTAGATATTTAATGGCTACCTTTCGGTATACAAATGCTAAAGCCGATTTAACAGGAACTTCTTTAACTACAATATATACTGTTCCAGCAAAATCATACGCTATTATTAGTTCAATTTTAGTGTCGGAGGACTCTGGTAATGCAGATACGATTACAGTTTCTATTACAGATGCCGCATCTAGCCCAGCTACATTTAGTGTGTTTAAAACAAAAGCGATTAGTGCGAATGCAACGGCAGAATTATTGTCCAGAGATTTAGTTTTAAAAGCTAGTGAAATATTAAAAGTACAAGCAGCTACAGCAAACAGACTACATGTAATTGTATCTTTGAGAGAATATTATACAGGTATAGCATAACATGGCTTTTAAAAGAAATTATAGAAAAGAATATGACAGGTATCAGGGTAAACCTAATCAAATAAAAAGAAGAGCTAGTAGAAATAAAGCTAGAGCAATTATGGCAAAAAAAGGACTAGTTCATAAAGGTGACGGCAAAGATGTTCATCATACTACAGGTAATCCAATGAATAACTCTAGATTATCAGTAAAAAGTAAAAATAAAAATAGGTCTTTTGCTAGAACTAAAACTGGAGGAAAGAGGGTAAAAAATGCCTAAAGAGTTAACAGAGTTACAAGAAAAGTTTTTAAATGCTTTATTTGGAGAAGCAAAAGGCAACTATGCAAAAGCTATGCGTATTGCTGGATATGCTTCCAGTACAAACTCACATGTTATTGTACAATCTTTACGTTCAGAGATTATAGAACGTGCAGAATTAGAAATGGCGGCTAATGCACCAAAAGCTGTAATGTCTATGGTTGGTGTCTTAGATGACCCAACTGCAATAGGAAACAGAGAGATACTAAGTGCATCACAACAGTTGTTAGACCGTGTAGGATTATCTAAAGTAGAAAAATTAAATGTATCATCTGATAAACCCATAGGATTATTTATATTACCAGAAAAGAAAAATAATGACGATATCGAAGAAGTTGAATCCTACAAATAGATATGACCGAATGAGTGGACCCAAAGTTCCTTGGGGATACGAAGTTAGTGATTACGACCCTTACTTACTTATTCCAATTGAAGAACAACTGGAAGCATTAGATGAAGCGTATAGATATTTAAAACATTCTTCTTATGAAGAAGTAGCACGTTGGCTTACAGAATATACAGGTAGAAAAATTACAGGTATGGGATTATGGAAACGTGTAAAGACTGATAAAGCGGATAAACAAAAGTATGTTAAACAAAAACGCTATGAAGCCAAGACCGAAGCGGAAGGTAACATCACAACGCAAGCTAACGTCTGAGGAACGTAAATTAAAATCAGCTAAGTTAAGTCTTATTCATGCTCAGAAAAAGATTGCTAAGCTAGAAAAAAAAGAAGAGCAAATAGAATATGAAGAGGTTAATCCTAATTACGAAGAACCTCGATTAAATAAAGAAGCTCCTCATATTTTATTTGAGCCTAATAAAGGTCCGCAAACGGATTTTTTAGCAGCTCCAGAACGAGAGGTGTTATATGGCGGAGCAGCTGGAGGTGGCAAGTCGTTTGCCCTAATAGTTGACCCACTAAGATATTGTACTAATAATAATTTTAACGCACTAATATTAAGACGTACAAATGATGAGCTAAGAGAATTAATACATAAAAGTCAGGATATATATCCTAAGGCTTTTCCAGGTGCAAAATGGATGGAGAAAAAAAGTCAATGGACATTTCCATCTGGTGCTAGAATCTGGATGACATATTTGGAGCAAGATAAAGATGTACTACGTTACCAAGGTCAAGCATTTACTTACATCGGGGTGGATGAGCTTACGCAATACAGTACGCCATACGCTTGGGATTATCTCAGGTCTCGTCTTAGGACTGCAGACCCGAAGCTACCTGTTTATATGCGAGCTACGACTAATCCTGGCGGTCCTGGTCATATCTGGGTTAAGAAAATGTTTATCGACCCTTCTGTACCCAATAGGGCTTTTGCAGCGACGGATATCGAAACGGGTAAAATATTACAATATCCAGATAGACACACTAAAGCAGGGCAGTCGTTATTTAAGAGGAGATTCATCCCAGCAAAATTGATGGATAATCCTTACTTGGCAGAAGCTGGGGATTACGAAGCAATGTTACTTTCTTTGCCAGAGGTGCAAAGACAACAATTACTAGAAGGCTCTTGGGATATAGCAGAGGGTGCTGCATTTGGAGAGTTTAGAAGAGATAAGCACGTTATACCTTCATTTAATGTGCCGAGTTCGTGGAGAAAGTTTAGAGCATGCGACTATGGTTATTCTTCTTATACTGGGGTTCTTTGGTTTACCGTAGACCCCTCTACAGATACTTTAATCGTGTACCGAGAGTTATATGTCACTAAAGTTACAGCAAAAGAATTGGCACATATGGTTATGCAGGCAGAAGTAGATGATGGTAATCTTTCTTACGGTGTGCTGGACTCTAGCCTTTGGCATAAGCGTGGCGATACTGGTCCATCTTTGGCTGAACAAATGATTGTCGAGGGATGTAGATGGCGACCATCAGATAGAAGCAGAGGTAGTCGTGTTGCTGGAAAAAACGAAGTGCATAGAAGACTTAAAATAAATGACGAAACAGACCGTGCAGGTCTGGAAATATTTGACAGCTGTACTAATCTTATAGCTCAACTTCCTGTTTTACCATTGAGTAAACAAAATCCAGAGGATGTTGATACAAAAGCAGAAGACCATTTGTATGATGCGTTAAGATATGGTATAATGTCACGACCAGTTAGTAGGTCTATATTTGATTACACTCCTGCAACAGAAGCAGCAAAGTGGTCACCTGCTGACGCAACATTTGGGTATTAAACATGGCAGAAGAAGATAACAACGTAGAAGGCTTTATGGTAGAACCAGATAGTGAATCTGATTATCTAGCTGGGTATGTACAAAAAAAGTTTGATGACGTAGAAAGTAGTCGTCGAGATGAAGAAGAGAGGTGGTTAGATGCGTATCGTCAGTATAGGGGCTTGTATGGACCTGAGACACAATTTACATCAACGGAAAAATCTCAAGTATTTATCAAAGTTACAAAGACAAAAGTCCTTGCGGCCTATGGGCAAATCACAGACGTCCTCTTTGCAGGGCAAAGATTCCCAATTGGCATTGAACCAACTCGTATACCTGAAGGCGTAGAAGAAGCTGTACACTTTGACCCCAAAGCTCCAGAAGAGTTAATTGATGAATTAAGTAAAACTTACGGTTTTGCAGGAGATGGTAAAGAAGTACCTCCAGGGGCAACTGAACAAACTATGAGAGATTTGTATGTAGGAACACTTAAAGATGAGTTAGAACCTATAGAAGACAAACTAAAACCTGGATACGGTAAAACTCCTACAGCACAAACTATTAGTCCAGCTCAAGAAGCGGCTAAAGAAATGGAAAAACTTATACTAGACCAGCTAGAAGAATCTAGTGCATCTAAACATCTTAGGTCTACTGCTTTTGAAATGGCATTATTTGGCACTGGTATCTTGAAAGGCCCATTTGCTTTAGAAAAAGAATACGCTAATTGGAATGAAGAGGGAGAATATTCTCCTGTAATTAAAACAGTTCCTAAAGTAGAGAATGTATCTATTTGGAATTTTTACCCAGACTCTGATGCTAAGAACATGGATGAGTGTGAATATATTATACAACGTCATAGACTTAGTCATTCTGAGTTACGAGGACTTAAAAAACGCCCATACTTTAGAGAAGAAGCCATTGACGATTGTATAAATATGGGAACTAATTATGTACGTAAGTGGTGGGAAACAGACTTAGAAGATTATAGAAACTCTTACAATGTTGACCGATTTGAAATACTAGAGTATTGGGGTAACATTGATAAAGACATGGCAGAAGAAGCTGGATTAGAAATACCAGATGAATTTAATGATGTAGACACTATACAAATCAACTGCTGGGTTTGTCATAATATTATACTACGTTTAGTAATTAATCCTTTTACACCAAAACGCATTCCTTATTGTGCATCACCATTTGAGTTGAATCCATATAGTTTTTTTGGTGTAGGTCTAGCAGAAAATATGTCAGACACTCAACAACTTATGAATGGTTTTATGAGAATGGCCGTTGATAACGCTGTGTTGTCTGGTAATCTTATATTTGAAATTGATGAAACAAATTTAGTTCCTGGGCAGGACTTGAGTCTATATCCTGGAAAAGTATTTAGAAGACAAGGCGGTGCTCCTGGGCAAGCGTTATTTGGTACTAAGTATCCGAATGTATCACAAGAAAATATGATGATGTTTGACAAAGCTAGACAGATAGCAGATGATGCTACAGGCATACCATCCTTTTCTCATGGGCAGACAGGAGTACAAGGCACAGGTAGAACTGCGGCAGGTATATCTATGCTTATGGGAGCGGCACAGTTAAGTATTAAAAGTGTAGTTAAAAATATAGATGATTATTTATTACAACCACTTGGTGAAGCATTTTATGCTTTTAATATGCAATTTAATTATGACCCAAAAGTAAAAGGTGACTTAGAAGTTAAATCAAGAGGCACTGAATCGTTAATGAAAAATGAGGTTCGGTCACAGAGATTACTACAATTGTTGCAAATATCTAATAATCCTAATTTAGCTGCATTTGTAAAAATGCCAGTTGTATTACGAGAGTTAGCAAAGTCTATGGACTTAGATGCAGATAAATTAATTAACGACGAAAGAGAAGCGTTTATACAGGCTGAAATAATTAAAGCTACAGGAGAGGGTATGCAAGGGCAACAACAAAATGCCCAAGGGGTAAATCCACAAGACCCATCTGGAGGAGGAGCAGGTAATATTGGTGTAGGTTCAGCTCCATTACCAGAAGAACAAGGATTTAGTGGTACACAACAACAAACCCCAGATACACCACCTGACCTTGGAGGAATGCAGTGACACCTATCGTCGCAAAAAAATTATTAAGTTTAGTCAATACAAAAAAACATATAGATGCATTAGAAGAATATATGCACGAAAGAACTTTAGCTGCTCATTTAATTATGGAACAAGCTACAGACCCTAAGGATTGGTATCAAGCACAAGGGGCAATAAAAGAAATTAGAAGACTAAAAACATTACGTGATGAAGTAATGCAAGCTGCGGAGGACAAAAATGGCTGAAGACATGAGACCCTTATCAATGGATGACTACACAGATACAGAGTTTACTGGTCAAAATAAAAAATCATTAGTAGAAAGATTAGGATTAATTCCTTATGGTGCTAGAGAGGATTCCTCTCTTGGAACAAAAATAAAAGCTGGCATAAATAAATTAGGAGCACTTGTATTACAAGACAATGATGCTGTAATGGATGCGTTTCAAATAGCCAAAGATATTGCAGAAGAGTATCAATTTCAAGACAAGGATGCAACAGAAGACACGATACGACATATATTATTAGGCGGACTTGTAGAATCTGTGCAAGGACAAGCTTTTATTGCTGGACGAGAGGGGGATGACGCAGAAAGTAAAATTGACCACAACAATAATTTATATGGTAAAGCTTTACGAGAAAAATACCCTAATAGAGATGATTTTATTAAAAAGGCTATTGATAATGCTCTTTTAATAGGACAAGGTAAAGAAGCAGAAGAAGTAAATGGAAGGAAAGGAATAAAAAGCTTTGGTAACAATCCTGTTCCTGAAATGCAAGGTCCAATGACACCACCTGAACAAGGTGGAACAGCTTCTACCCCTGCTCCTGCACCTATTCCTCAAAATATGCCAGAGCCAGACCCCATGAAATCTACAGATGATTATACTGTTACTCAAAGAAAAGGTGGTATTATGAAAGCAAAACAGGGAACTATGCCAATGACACAAGCAACTTCAGCACCTACAGGAGGCGGACCAAAAGATGCACAATTACAACCTCCAGCAAGACCTTTAGGTAGACCTAAAAAACAACCTGCATCTAATGACCCTAGAGACATTGCTATTGCAGAATTAGAGAATGAGTTAGCGGAGGCTAAAGCAAAAACACCTGCAATGCCTACTATGGCTAAAAAGGGTACTGTTAAAGTTGATAAAGAACCAAAGGAATCTACAGGTATGGCTGTTATGATTGGACTTGGTGCTCCTGAAATAGATTATAGTAAAGCAGAAGAAGGCAATCCTCCACCAGGTGCTACTAAAAAAGAAGTTGCAGATGACCAATTAGTTCTTATGAGTGAGGGAGAGTTAGTTGTTCCTGCAAATGTTGTAAGATACCACGGTTTAGCAACGTATGAAGGAATGCGAAGAGAAGCATTAGGCGGATTACAAGAAATGGAAATGGATGGGCAGATATCCTATATTGATGAGGGAAAGACAAAGAAGACTCGACAAGGTGGCATAATGAAAGCACAAGCAGGAGTTATACCTATGGCACAAGCAGCCTCTAGTCAATATACTTACAATTCTCCACCGCTTACAAGAGGGGGTAGTCCTCCAGGTTTTTATTCTGACCAAAATACAAGGGGAGGTAATTTTCAGGATTTTTTGGATTTTTATCCTCCAGTAATGCCTGTATTACCTAATCCTCTTCCTGCTCCAGGACCAACTCCTACGTATAACCCAGCTTATACTCCTACGTATACTCAAACACCGTATGGATATTCTGCACCAAAAGTAGTTGCTCCAAATATAGGACATTATTTACCAGAAGACCAAAGAAAACCTTGGATGAGTCCTGATGAACCTCCTGGAGGTGTTGTACCTGGACCTGGAATTGACCCTACTCCTATTACACCTATTATACCTCCACCTGAGTTCCCAGGCCCAATTATAGGTGGTCCAGCTTTACCTGCTCCTCCTGTTATGAGTGAAGAGGCAAAAGATTATCTTAAAGAAGGAACAGGACAAACAGAATTGTCAAATCTAGAAAAAGCACTACAAGAATCGGAGCAATCTAGAGAAGATAGAAATAGACCTGATGTTTTACAATACCTAGACCCAGAACAAAATCCTGGATTTAATTTTGGTCAATTTAAAGATGATGTAAAAACAATAAGTCAATTTACAGAAAAAGATGCGAAAAAACAATTGAAAAAAATTGGAGAGGACGTTAAAACCGATGCCGCTAAATTGTTTGGTCCACCTAGAGCTTTAGGTGACCCTACATCACCAACTGGAAAATATAGTGATATGCCTCTTGCTAACATACCTTCAGCTTTTTATGAAAGTATTACTAATCCTCAAAAGGCAGCTTTACGAAATGCAAACTATAATCCAAGTAAAGCTGATATAGCAGTTGCTTTAAATAAACCTGGAGCTAAAGAGGGAACGTATGATGTTAACAATTTAACTTCTGCAGAATTAAGTGCCGCTGGATATAATCTAGAAAACCCTCAGACTATGAATTTAGTCACTGGATATGATTCTAAGGGACAGCCTATTGTACAAGAGTTTGGAACTTACGCAGAAATAGACCCTATTACAGGTAAAAAACTTTCTGAACTAAGTAAATTTGAATTAGCAGAAAAATCAAGAAGAGAAGCTGCTAGCGAAAGAAGAAGTGAGAGAGCTGCTAAAAATGCTAAAGACTTAGGATTTACACAATATGGTGTTACAAAAGTTAGTCCGCAAGAGGCTGATGCGTACGGTAAAATAAACACCGCATTAAATGATGGAAAATTTGACCCTAATGGTTTAATGAATGCAGAACAATATACAGATTTTAAAAAGACTGGATTACAAATGAAAGACTTTTTTAAATTATCTAGAGCAGAGCAATCGTTTTACGCTGCAGCTAGAACTGGAGATACTGTAGAACCTTGGGTTATAGAATCTATGAAACAAGGCACAACTGCGGCTTTTGATGCTATGAATAGTTCTAATGATGCTAACGCTATCAGAGATGACAAATATGAAATACAAGCAGATAAACAATACAAACCTGCTGACGCTAAAGAAGGAAACGAAGTAAGTCCATTAGCGTATTGGCAATCTGAAGAAGGTAAAAAGAAAGCCAAAGAATTAGGTGTAGAGGTAGGCTAAAAAAACTGTTGCAAACTAGTCACACTTTGTGATATAATAGAAATGGCAGGACATTTATAAGGAGAAATGAATGAGTCAAGCAATTGGTGCTGTAAAGCAAGATATTAAAAAAGTTCCTATGCGATATAGCAGAGATACTTCACATGAAGATTCCGAGTTACAAAGACTGGAAGAAGAACGTGCTCAAGCTGTAAAAAAAGAACAAGATGATAAAGCAGATGCTGAAGAAACTGCAAATCTTTCTGCAGAGGAAAAAACTTTTAAAAAACGCTATGGTGATTTACGTAGACATATGAGTCAGCGTGAAGAAGAAAGTAAAAAGAAAATACAAGAACTGCAAGCACAGTTAAGTTCTGCTACACAAAAAGCTATTAAACTTCCTAAAACAGATGAGGAGTTAGCAGCTTGGTCAAAAGAATATCCTGACGTAGCTAAAATTATTGAAACAATTGCCGCTAAAAAAGCAAAAGAGTTTGACTCTGGTATTGAAAAAAGATTACAAGCTATTGCCGAAAAAGAGGCAGATGCGGCTAGAAAAAGAGCAGAGGCTGAATTAATAGCACAGCACCCTGACTTTGAAGAAATTAGGGCAGACGATAAATTTCATGAATGGGTAAACACTCAACCTAAATGGGTTCAGCAAGCTTTATATGAAAATGAGTCAGATGCACACGCAGCTTCTAGAGCTATTGATTTATATAAAGTTGATACAGGTATTGCCAACACTAAAAAGAAAAAAACTAATTCTAGTGATGCCGCAAAAGCTGTAACAACTAGAGGTCAGAATAATGTTGCTAATAACAAAGAAAGTCAAAGCAATCAATGGAGAGAGTCTGATGTTGCACAAATGAAACCTCATGAATATGAAAAAAATGAGAAAGCAATTATGGAAGCTATCCAGTCTGGCAACTTTATATATGATGTATCAAGACCACAAAGATAATTTTTTTCTTTACATTTGTTAATTTTTGTGGTAAAAATTATATATTTATGGCAACCCCTTATAGGACTACTTGCCAAAAAGTGTCTACACATCAACACTTAATACGTTTTTTTGAACTCTGAGTGTAGCAGAGTTTCTGATTTTTTTATACCTATTAACCACCCAGAAATCTATAGCCCCTTTTGGACACCTTTAGAGCACTGGTCTTATTAGTGTTTAGAGAATCGGTATAGCCTATTGGGAGACAATACAATGGCATTTAAGACAGCAGCTGGTTACAGTAGCTTACCTAATGGCAATTTTAGCCCCGTAATCTACTCGCAAAAAGTCCAGCAAGCCTTTCGTAAAAGCTCTGTTGTAGATAGCATTACTAATAATGACTACTTCGGAGAAATTGCGAATTACGGTGATACTGTTAAAATTATTAAAGAACCAGAAATCACTGTAAAGGAGTACGCTAGGGGAACTCAGATTACTCCACAAGACTTAGATGACGAAGATTTCTCACTCGTGGTGGACAAAGCTAATTACTTTGCATTTAAAGTAGACGATATTGAAGAAGCTCACTCTCATGTGAACTTTGAATCTATGGCCGCTGACCGTGCAGGGTATAGACTACGTGACCAACACGACCAGGAAGTTCTTGGTTATCTTTCAGGATTTAAACAATCCTCTCTGAATACTGTTGCAGGAACAGCTAATGACACCGTTTCAGGTTCAAAAGCAGTTACAACTGCAGGTTCAGATGAACTCTTAACATCTATGAAGTTGAAAAAGGGTGACTTCGGTAACATTACTACAGGTAGTGCTGGCGACCACTCTATTCCAATTCAGGCAAGAACTGGTGGAGCAACAGCTCTAGCCACAGCAACTGCCTCACCATTGCAAGTAATTGCAAGAATGGGAAGATTGCTTGACACCCAGTTTGTTGACACTGATGGTAGATGGTTGGTTTTACACCCTGTATTTATCGAAATCTTAAAAGATGAGGATTCTCGTCTTATGGATGCCGATTTTGGTGGAGACCAAACAGGATTGAAGAATGGTTTAACCGTTGGTAAAATTCATGGCTTTGACGTTTATATGTCAAACAACTTACCAGCAGTAGGAACTGGTCCAGGAACATCTGGAACAGGCAACCAAAACAGTAACTATGGATTAATTGTTGCTGGTCATTCTTCAGCTATAGCTTCAGCTTCACAAATTACGAAGACAGAGTCATATCGTGACCCTGATTCGTTCGCAGACATCGTCCGTGGAATGCACTTATACGGTAGAAAGATACTTCGTCCAGAAGCTATTGTTACCGCTAAGTATAACGCAGCGTAAGGGGGTATAACAAATGGCAACTTTTGATATGACCGCCAGCACAACCGCTGGTGTTAGTTCTGATTCCATAGCAGTATTACCTGGTAGTAGACCTGGAACTAGCATGAGAATGATTGAGTCTATTTTAGATATTTCTAAAATAACTGATTACTCATGTACAGACGGTGACATTTTTCAACTTCTAGAAATTCCTGCAGGAACTTTGGTTCTCTTTGCAGGAGCAGAAGTACTTACTGCTTTTAATGGTACATCACCAACTGTAGATATTGATTTTGCAGCAGGTGACGACATCATTGATGGTGGTGACGTATCTTCCGCTGGTTTTCTAGCAGAAGGAACAAATGGACAGGCAAATGACGTTGTAACAGGTGCAGCTTCAACATTTACACAGTTTGTGTCAGCTACTGATACAATTGATGTAAAATTGATTGCAGGTTCTGCTGACGTTACATCAGGAAAAATACGAGTGTACGCTTGTGTTATTGATTGTAACGGTGAGCATCAACAATTAGCTGATGAAGTCGATAGAGACCAATTAGCATAATTGAGTTATTGAGGGGGCAGGGAAACTTGCCCTCTCTTTACATAGGAGTATTATGGCTTACGATTATTTAGGTATAACTAATTTAGTGATTGCAAGATTTAATGAGGTTGCTTTGACCTCTGCTGGTTTTACAAGTGCTAGAGGTTTTCAGACACAATGTAAAAACGCAGTCAATGACTCAATTAATTATATCAACCAAAGAGAATTTGGATGGGGTTTTAATCATGATACGCAAACTACTACGTTAGTTCCAGGAACTATACGTTATAGTATTCCTACAAATGCTAAGCATGTTGATTATGAAACATTTAGAGTAAGTAAAGACAGTGATTTAGGAACAGCAGGTGGTGCATTAACTGTTATGGACTACAAAGAGTATTTAGATTTACATGTCACTCAAGAAGATGATGTAACAGCCACATTACTAGATGGCTCTCTTAATAGTTCTGCAACAACAATAACTGTTGATAGCACTACAGGATTTTCTTCTACAGGCACATTATATATTGAAAGCGAACAAATAACATACACAGGGACTAGCTCAACTACTTTTACAGGATGCACAAGAGGAGCTAATTCTACAACTGCGGCATCACATTCAGATGATGTCCGAGTAGCACAATTTGATTCAGGAGCTACTCCTAGACACGTTGTTAGAACAGCAGATAATAATTTTTTATTGTTTCCTTATCCTGATAAAGCATATGAATTAAAATTTGAATTTTTTAAAATACCTACTACTTTATCAGCGGCTACAGATGTACCTGCTATACCAGAACAATTTCAACAAGTTATAGTTGATGGAGCGACTGCTTATGGATATCAGTATCGTGGAGAAGCACAGCAATACCAATTAAATTTTGCTAGATTTGAAGAAGGCATTAAACATATGCAAAGTATCCTGTTAAATAGAACAGAATATTTACGGTCAACATTTATACAGAGAGCATCCTCATCAGCTTCAGCCGCTTTCTTTTAAGGTTATATAATGGCAGATGAATCACAGTTAAGCCCTTTTGTTTTTCCATTGCAGGGCGGATTAGTTCTAGACCAATCAACTTTTACAATGGACCCAGGTATGGCGTATGAGTTACAAAACTTTGAGCCAGACACCCAAGGCGGTTATAGAAGAATAAACGGATTTACTAAATGGAACAGTAATATAGTTCCTCAAACTTCTGCTAGTACAGAACCTGTTTTGATGACAGCTATGTATAAAGGTAATGTAATAGCAGCTCGTGGAGAAAAAGTATTTAAAGGTGGCACATCAGGTTCATGGACTGAAATTGACACAGGCAGAACTAGTGCAGGAAAATATACATTTTTTAGATACAATCTTGCAGGAACAGATTTTATAGTGTGGGCAGATGGTGCAAATCATGCATCAAAATATGACAACAGCACTGTAACTGATTTAAATGCTACAGGAGCACCTGCTAATCCTAAATTTGTAGCAGGATTTAAAAACTCTTTATTTTTTGCAGGAATGTCAGCAACACCGCAAGAGATTGTTTTTACTGCACCTTATAGTGACACAGATTTTAGTGCAGCAAATGGGGCTGGTTCATTTTCCATAGACGGAACTATAACAGGACTAATTCCATTTCGTGAAGTTTTATACATATTTGCTGATGAAAGAATATATAAATTAGTAGGTAACACTTCTGCAGATTTTCAACTACAGCCTGTTACAAGAGAATTAGGATGTAAAAATGGACACACGATACGAGAATTTGCAGGTAACATTATATTTCTTGGTCCAGATGGACTACGTACTGTAGCTGGTACTGAGAAAATAGGTGACGTAGAATTAGGAACATTGTCAACTCCAGTGCAACAATTGTTTTTAGATGAAACAGATGTTAGTGATTTTGACAGCTTAGTAATACCAGAAAAAACACAATATAGAATATTCTTTACTAAGTCTGCAGGAGATGACAAAAAAGGAGTTATATGTTCAAAAAAAGCAGACAGATATGAGTTCTCTGAATTTATAGGAATACGTCCCTCTTGCACAGACTCAAATATATTTAATGGTGTAAGTTATATTTTACATGGAGGATATGATGGGTTTGTATTTAGACAAGAACAAGGCAACACTTTTGATGGTACAACTATAACTGGTAGATACCGTTCTCCAGATTTAACAATGGGAGATGCAGGTATACGTAAAAACTTTCAAAGAGTTATCATAAGTTACGCACCTACAGGAACAGTAAACTCAGATTTGTTTGTTAGATATGACTATGAAGACCCACAAGTGCCGAGACCAGCAGCTTATCCTTTTGATAGCACAAGTGTTGTGGCGTTGTACGGGTCATCAATATACGGAACGGCAACTTATGGTGGTCAATCCAATCCATTAGTAAGACAGTCCATAGAGGGCAGTGGCTTTGCCGTTGCTCTTCGTGTGGTGGACAGCGGGGTTTCTTCTCCATATTCATTGAAGGGATTCCAATTAGAATTTGATGCAGGAGCTAGAAGATAATGGGAGCAGCATACTCAAGACAATCAACTTACACAGACGGTGACGTTATTAATGCGGCTGATACTAATGACGAATTTGACCAAATATTAGCAGTATTTAATTCATCATCTGGACATACGCACGATGGCACTACAGGAGAAGGCGGACCTATTACAAAGCTTTTAGGTAACACTATTACTTTTGGTGCAGGAACTGCAGGAACAGATGTTACAATTACTTTCGATGGTGAAACAAATGATGGTGTTCTTATATGGATGGAAGATGAAGACCACTTTAAATTTTCTGATGACATTGTAATTGATAGCACTAAAAGATTATATTTCTTTGATGAGGGTGGAGAATATATTCACGGTGATGGCACAGATTTAAATCTTGTTGCGAGTGCAGATATAAACATTCCAGCAAACATTGGTTTGACGTTTGGTGATGACGGAGAGAAGATTGAAGGTGATGGAACAGACCTAACTATATCTGGTAATAACATTAATCTTACTGCTGTAGCTGATGTTAATATTCCATCAGGTGTTGGACTTACTTTTGCTACTGCAGAAAAAATAGAGTCTGATGGAACAGATTTAACTATAACTGTTGGTTCTGGCGGTGATATTAATATACCTGCTAATATTGGTTTAACTTTTGGTAATGATGGCGAAAAAATTGAGGGTGATGGTACTGATTTAACTATTAGTGGTAATAATATTAATCTTACTGCTGTAGCTGATATAGTTGTACCTGCAGATGTTGGTATAACTTTTGGCACTGGAGAAAAGATAGAGGGCGACAACACTGATTTAACAATTACATCAGGAGCTAAGATTAATCTTACAGCTACATCTGATATACATGTGCCTAATAATGTAGGTATTGTGTTTGGTGGAGATAGTGAAAAGATTGAGGGAGATGGTACAGACCTGACTATCTCTGCTAATAATCTTACTGTTGATGCTGTAGCTGACATTACATTAGATGCAGGTGATGCAGATATTGTTCTTAAAGATGATGGCACACAGTATGCTGCATTTACAAATTCATCAGGTAATCTAATTATTAAATCTGGTTCTACTACTATGCTTACAGGTAGTGGAGCTAATGCTACTTTTGCAGGTAACGTAACTGTAGATGGTAATCTTGACGTAACAGGTACATTTGATTTAAGTGACTCCAATTTTACAAATGCAGGTGACATACAATTAGATAGCATTACTGGTGATGGTGACACTGACACAAGTATTACATTTAGTGGTTCTAATGTTATAACAATAGCCGCTGGAGGGGAAAATCAAGTTACCTTTACAGACGGTGCAATTGTTCCGTCTACAGACAATAATATAGATTTGGGAACAAGCTCTGTAGAATTTAAAGATGCTTTCTTTGATGGCACAGTTACAACAGATGCTCTTGTAGCAGATACTGCTAATATAGATGGTGGAAGTATTGATGGTGCTACACTAGGTACAAATAGTGCTATTACACAAGCTGTTATTGATAACGTAAATATTGATGGTGCAACAATAGGTCACACTAGTGATACTGATTTAATTACATTATCTAGTGGAGTTGTTACAGTAGCAGGAGAACTTGATGCTACAAGTCTTGATATTAGTGGTGATGCCGACATTGATGGAACACTAGAGGCTGATGCTATTACTGTAAATGGCACAGCTCTGGCAACTGTTATCGCAGGAACTACTGTTACTAATGCTACTAACGCTACTAACTCTGCACATGTTTTAGTTACTGATAATGAAAGCACAGATGAAGATAATTTAATTACTTTTGTAGAAAACGCTACTTCTAGCACAGGTAATGTTGGTCTAGAGATGGATGGTAACTTAACTTACAATCCAAGCACAGGTAAACTAACAGCTACACAACTTGCAGGCACATTACAAACTGCAGCTCAAACTAATGTTACATCATTAGGAACACTTACAGGTTTAACTGTTAGTGGTAAGCCTGTATTTGATGCAGGAATATCTATTAAAAACGGTAGCACAGGAGCAGGATTTATAGAGTTTTTTGAGGATTCTGACAATGGGACTAATAAAGTGACACTAGTTGGTCCTTCTTCAACAGGAGATACTACTTTAACTTTACCAAGTGCTACAGGCACAGTAGCAACAGTTGACGATGCAACAGCTTTAGCGATTGCACTAGGCTAATTACTATGATATAATGGAGATATAGATGGCAAATACATTTAAAGTAATAACAAGGGATGTTGCACCTGCAAGTTCAGGTAGTCCTGAAACATTATATACTGTGCAGTCAGGTAGCACAGTTGTTATATTAGGATTGACACTTGCAAACGTACATACATCACAAGTTTCAGCAAGTGTTACACTTGTAAGTACAACAACACAAACTTCACAAACACAAAATACTACAGCCCACATTATTAAAGATGCACCTATTCCAGTAGGTAGTTCATTAGAAATAATGTCAGGTAATAAGATTAATTTAAATGAGGGTGATATTATAAAAGTAGACTGCTCAGTAGCAGACAAAGTATCTGTAATTATGAGTTATATGGAGATTACTTAATGGCTTACATAGGAAATAAAGTAAATGGTGGTCTTGCAGATGGTAATGCTGTTGTATCTGGTACTTTAGATGTTAGCAATAATGTTACACTTAGTGCTGATGTTACCATAGGTGATGACCTTGTTCTCACTGATGATTTATTTTTCAACACAGACGCAACTGTAATTAATTTTGGTGCAGATAATGATGTAACACTTACTCATGTTCATGATACTGGAATATTACTTAACTCAAGTAAACAGCTACAGTTTGGAGATAGTGGTACTTATATACGTCAATCTTCTGATGGTGTTTTAAATTTAGTTGCTGATGGAGATATGGTTATTACTGCTGATGGCGTAGTTATTGGTGCAAGCTCAACAGCTACTGTTTTTGAAGCAACAGGTTCTAAAAATGATCAATGGGCAGGTAAGTTCACAAATACAAATAGTGGTGGTTATGGTGTTTTAGCTGTTACTGCTGGTTCAACTTCAAATGAAAAAGCATTTGAAGTACGTAAAAATACAAGTGACACTGCAATGTTGATACAAGGTGATGGTAAAGTTGGAATTGGTTCAAGTAGTCCTCAAAATTTACTACATCTAGAAGCTTCTTCTGGTGCAAGAATGAGGTTTGTAGATACAGGAACACAAGCTTATACTCTTGGAAATAGTGGAACATCTTTAACATTAAATAATGCAAGTCAGAGTACAACCCCACTTACAATTACTACATCAGAAGCAGTATTTAATGACGATAGCACAGATTATGACTTTCGTATTGAGAGTAATGGCAATGCCAATATGTTCTTTGTTGATGCAGGTAATGATGTAATTAAAATAGGAGGTGATTCTAGTGGTTTTATATCTAATAGCGTAAATATTTATGGAGCTAGTGTAAATCCTCCCGGAACTACTGCAGGTAATCTTCTTGTTAACTCAACAGATAGTATGGCAGCAGATAAAGGTGGTAGTATTACTTTGGGTGGTAAGTATACGTCAGGTGGTACAATGTACCATTTTGGAGCAATACAAGCAGTTAAGTTAAATTCTTCAAGTGGTAACGCAGCAGGGGTATTTAAGGCGTATGTTACAAATAGCTCAAATGGAAGTAATGCATTTTTAGAAGCAGATGAAACTGAAGTGGTATTTAATGAAGCAGGTGGTAATGTAGATTTTCGTGTAGAAGCAGATGCAAACGATAACGCTTTTAGAGTTGATGCAGGTGCAAACAGTGGAGTAGGGGCTGTTTTATTTGGTCAAAGTTCACCAGATACAACTGCTAACGGAGCATATTTTTCTTTATCAACAGCTAATAATAAAGCTCATCTTGTTGTTGCAAATACAGAAACTAGTAATTCATTAGCATTAGTTTTCTTAAACAGACAACAATCAGATGGTGCTTTAATGCAATTTAGGCATGAGGACTCTTCAGAAGGTAGTATTTCGGTATCTGGCTCTACAGTTAGTTATAATGGTTTTTCTGGTAGACATGAAAGTTCAGGCATTCCAACAAACACCCCTGTTGGAACAGTTGTTAGCACTATAGATGAGCTTGACGTTTATCCCAACACTACTACGGATACGGAAGGAAATACTGTTACTCACAAAAAAGCAGGACAAACAAGGGCAGACCACGCAAAAGTAGAAATTTCAAACTCTTCTGGAGATACTTGTGTTTATGGTGTTGTATCAGAGTTTGATAATGATGGTAAACTTATTGTTACCTCTGTAGGTATTGGCTCTATATTAGTAACTGGAGCTTGTAATAAAGGTGATTTACTTGAAAGTAATGGTGATGGCACAGCTAAAGTTCAGTCTGATGATATTATAAGAAGTAAAACAATAGGTAAAGTAACCATAGGTAATAGCAGTGAAGAAGTAAAACTTGTATCTTGCGTATTATATTGTGGATAAAGGGGAATAAAACATGCCATATATAGGAAAATCTACTACGATAGGTGTTAGACAAAGGTATATGTATACTGCTACGGCAAGTCAAACAACCTTTAGTGGAACAGATACACAGAACCTTACATTGACTTACACAGACAGTAATTTTGTTGATGTATATTTAAATGGTGTACTTCTTAAAACAGGAACAGATTACACAGCTACATCAGGTACATCAGTAGTATTAGCATCAGGTGCAGCTGCTGATGACATAGTTGAGATAATTGTGTATGATACATTTGCAGTAGCTAACTTCTACAATAGAACAGATTCAGATAGTCGTTATGTAAACATAGATGGCGACACAATGACTGGAGCTTTAGCTGGTACTACAGGAGGTAGTGCATCTCCTAGTTTTACTTTTAGTGGTGACACAGATACTGGAATATTTAGAACCGCTGCAAACACAATTGGATTTACTGCTGGTGGAACTGAAACAGTACAAATTGGTAGTTTTGGTGTTGCAGCAGATACTCTTACAAATAAAACAGCTAGTGGTGGTATTACTATAGATGCAGCAGGTGATATAACTCTTGATGCTGATGGTGGTGATGTAATTTTTAAAGATGGTGGCAGTGAAAAAGGGAGATTTACAAACAACAGTGGAACATTTACTATTGATGCTAATACCAATCTTACCTTTAGAGGTGGCGTTCAAACATTTGATAATGCTGATGGTTCTACTGAGTATATGAGGCTCAACAGTGATGGTGATTTACTTTTGGGTTCTAGCACAGATGCAGGATACGGCCCTCTGCAAATTGGAAGCACATCAACTGCAAGCACTATTGCACAATTTTTGTCTGCTACTGATGGTGTTAACACTATTCACTTTGGAGATGCAACATCAGGAACTGCTAGATATAGAGGATATATTCAATATAATCATAATGGTGATAAACTTACCTTTGGTACAAGTGCTTCTGATACAGTCATTATAGATAGCTCTGGAAGAGTTACAATTAGCCAAGTTGGAACAGATACAACAATTTCAGGTGGACAACCCGGACTTCAAGTAACAGGTTCTGCATTTGATGGATTTTTATCTGCTGTCAGAAGAGATAATGGTGCATTTGGTTCAGGACTTATGCTTGCAAAAAGTCGAAATACCACAGCAGATAATTTTACAATAGTGCAAGATAGTGACACACTTGGTTCTATACTTTTTATAGGAGATGATGGCACTGATTTAGATACTTATGGAGCGTTAATTTTTGCTAAAGTTAATGGCACACCTGCTGCTAATGATATGCCAACAGATTTAATTTTTTCTACTAATGGAGGTTCTGCTAGTCCTACAGAACGCATGAGAATATTGTCTGGAGGTGGTTTAACTTTTAATGGAGATACTGCAACTGCTAATGCTTTAGACGATTATGAAGAAGGTACATACACACCTTCATTATCAATAAGTGGTTCAACATCAGGTATAAGTATTAATGCTAGTAATGGTACATATACAAAAATAGGTAGACTTGTTGTTGTTACACTTAGAATAAATTTAGACAGTAAAGGTTCAAACTCAGGTAGAATTACAGCAACTTTACCTTTTGGTTGTCAAAATGCTAGTGTTCAACATGGAGCAGCAGCAGTTTATTATTTATTTAATTTTTCTTCTTTAACAGATGGTAATGTAGGTTTTGCACCAGAAACAAATCTTGCTCAAGGAGCTTTATTTCATACTAGTAGTGGAAGTGATTTAACAGCTGATACAAACATTAATAATAATTCACAATTTGCAGTAACTATAAGTTACGTAACCAATTAAAGGATAAAAATATGGCATTAACAGAAGAAACAATAGAAGATAAAATAGAAATAGTTGGAGATTACAAATTAGTTCAAGTAAGAACTGCAACTGTTATTAAGAAAGATGGCAAAGAAATTAGCCGTAGCTTTCATCGTCATGTTGTAAATCCAACAGATGATACATCAGGACAGTCTGATGAAGTAAAAGCTATTTGTAATGTAGTGCATACAGATGCAGTTAAAGAAGCTTATAAGAAACACTTAGAAAGCCAATCAGGAGTATAACATGGCAGCAACAATAACTTGGAAGATAAATCAGATGCAGAGAACAACTGCTGATGGTGGTGTAACAGAAGTCAGATGGGAATGTTCTGGCGTAGATGGAGATGCAAGAGCAGTAGAAGCAGGTAAGTATACTTGTACCTATGATGCTTCAGCGAGTAGTTTCATTAAATATGATGACTTGAAAGAAAGTGACGTTATAGGGTGGGTTAAATCAGCTTGTGATGCACAGTCTGATGAAAGAATGAAAGTAGATGCTATTGAAAAAAGGCTGACAGAAAAGTGTGCAGCTCAAATAGAAAAGGCTAAGACTAAATCAACTGGAATACCGTGGTAATAAAAGGAGAATATTATGGCAGCAACATGGACAATTACAAGCACTGAATATGACATCAAAGGGTCAAAAGGTGATAATCAAATAACTACATTACATTGGGAATGTACTGATAAAGATGGAGACCATTCTGGTAGAGTTTATGGTTCAATAGGTATACCTGAACCATCAGGTACATTTATAGAATATGCAAAAGTAACACATGAAAACTGTGTAACTTGGTGTAAAGCTATTATGGGTGATGATGAAGTCAAAGCTTATGAAGATAACGTAGCTAATCAGATTGCATTAAGTAAAGCACCTACACAAGGCAGTGGAAAACCTTGGTAAAATAAAAGGATAATAATATGACTAGAGCTAGAGACGTTGCTGATTTACAAAGTGGTGCAGTAGAGTTTAGTAGTACCATTTCCTTAACTGATTCTGATGTTGCACATGGTATGACAGGCATTTTGCCAACTGCAACCTATGGTCAATTAGCACCTGAAAGTGGCACAGAGGGCGGTGTAAGAATAACAACAGCTACTGAAGGAGCTACTGCTTATTCTGTAACAGCAACTAGCACTACACCAAGTACTGATGGAAATGGAGCAGTGTTTCGTTTTCGTGCTTCTAAAAAAGATGGTACAGGGGAACAAGCATTAGCAGACACTGATGATTTAATGACTATTGGAAATGTTGGTGTAGAAAAAGTATTTGTACAAGGTTCTGGAAATATAGGTATAAATGCTAGTCCTATTTCTTATGCAAATGCTCAAGCTACTTTATTTATAGAAGATACTACAAATCCTGCTATTGCCATTAGTGATACAGGTCAATCTAAAGATTACTTTATAGTTGCTAATGGCTCAAGATTAGGAGTTGTTTATGGTGATGGGTCTAACACTGGTAGCAGTAGCAACGTCACTGAGATAGCTTCATTTAATAATAGTGGTAATGTTGGGATTGGCACAGATAGTCCAGGTGCAACATTACAAGTAGATGATGGTTCTGGAAGAAATTTACAAATTGCTCCAAGTGGCTCTGGTATTGATATTATTTCAACAACTAATCCAATGCGTTTAATTACAAGTGACGCATCTAACATGACATTTTCTACTAATGGTTCTTCTAATGAAGCTATGAGGATAGATACTAGTCAAAACTTAATGGTGGCTAGAACTTCTTTAGGTATTGCAAATACAGGTCACACATTAGCTGCAGATGGATATGCAGAATTTACAAGAAACGCTTCATCAACAAGTGTAGGAGCTTCTGTAAATATTGGACGTAATACAAGTGATGGAAAATTTATAGATTTTTTTATAGATGGAGTTTCAAAAGGATTTATTTCTTATCGTGGTGCAGAACTTCAAATTGGTCAAGGTAATGTTTGTTTGCAATTTTCTAATGGTTCTGATGTTATAGTTCCTGCAAATGAAAGTGGAACAGCAAATGATGATGCAGTTGATTTAGGTTTATCTAATGCTCGTTTTGACGATATTTTTGCTACTAATGGAACAATTCAAACGTCAGATGAAAAAGAAAAAAATACTATAGTAGACAGTGATTTAGGTTTAGATTTTGTTAAAAGACTTTCTCCAAAAAGTTATAAATTTAATAATAAAACTAGAACTCATTATGGATTAATTGCTCAAGATGTTGAAACTGTGTTATCTGACATAAGTAAATCAAACACTGATTTTGCAGGTTTAATTAAAAGTGATATTAGTGAAAATCAAGATGGTAGTAATTATCGTTATGGTCTTAGGTATACAGAATTAATTGCACCTATGATTAAAGCATTGCAAGAAGCAAATGAAAAAATAGAAGCATTAGAAGCTAAAGTAGCTAAACTAGAAGGGTAACATGTTTGACCCTATTACTATTGGAGCTGCACTAACAACAGCAAGCACAGCATTTGCAGGTCTAAAGAAAGCATTTCAAGCAGGTCGTGATATAGAATCTATGACAGGTGATTTATCTAGGTGGATGGGTGCAGTATCAGATATAGAACAAAAAGAAAAATCTGCAAAGAACCCACCTATCTTTCGTAAAGTATTTGGGTCAGTAGAACAAGAAGCACTTGAAGCATTTGCTGCTAAGAAAAAACTAGAAGAACAAAGATACGAACTTAAAACTTTCATTCAATTTACACATGGTCATAAAGCTTGGGACCAATTGTTAGCAATGGAAGGTAAAATTAGAAAAGCTAGACAAGAGCAATTGTATAGAAGACAAGAATTTAAAGATAGATGTATAGAGGGAGTATTTATATTATTTTTAATATGCACAGTGATAGGACTTGGTTGGCTTGTTTGGTATCTAAAATCAATACAGGAGTAGCACATGGAAATTAGTGCATGGATGTTTTGGAATATTATATTAACATTAGTAATAGCTCCTGCTGTATGGGCATTCAGAGGGCTTGTACAGGAAGTAAAACGTATAGATATATTATTAAATAAAACACGAGAAGAATATGTAACTCGTGGAGAATTAAAAGATTCTACACAAGCTGTAATGGACGCATTACACAGAGTAGAAGATAAATTAGACAGAGTTCTTAGCAAGACGTAAAGGTATATAGCATGGCAAGTTTAGTACAACCTACACCAATAGACAGCACTCCAAACACTAATCCAAATCAAAATGTAAAAGCTGATGAGGAACAAGCACAACAGAATGCTGTTAGTGTAACTGATATTATGGGGCAAAATGTGGTGAACCCATTAATGCCACAACAAGCTGTATATAAAACTCAAACACAAACAGTACAACCTAACGAACAAATAGCCGAAGGAACAGGTCAAATTACTACACCTACTGTAGGTGATACGGCTACAGCAGACACAGCTAAGATTGCGGATACTACTAAGACAGCTGCTAATGTTGTAACTGCAGACCAAGCAACAGCCGCTACTATGGATGCGGCACAAGGCACAGTATCCGATACTATACAAGCACAAACTGGTGTAGCTTCACAAGGAACAGCGGCTACAGGACAAGTACAGGGCTTGATTGACCCTATGGCAGGTAGAACTGTAGGCAAAGAAGAAATAGCAGGAGCAGCCAAAGCAGATAAAAGTTTTCTAGGTGACTATGATGCCGCTACAACAGATTATAAATCTGATATGCAAGCGGCTACTATGGAAGTTACAGAAGATATGACTGTTCAAGGACAGTTGGAGAATATAGGAAAACAATTTGATGATGGCAAAGTACCTGGATGGGCGGCAGGTATCATTCGTTCTGCTAATCAACAAATGGCGGCTAGAGGATTATCTGCATCATCAATGGCAGGAGCGGCTGTAACACAAGCAGCACTAGAAGCGGCATTACCTATTGCTACTCGTGATGCGGCTACTTACTTTGACACTGCAAAAGCCATTATGAATAATCAACAACAGGCTAACTTAACTAATACACAAAATAATTTACAAATAGAAATGGCTAACTTATCTAATAAACAACAAGTTAGTTTAGCTAAGATGCAAGTAGAAGCGTCTTTAACAGGTCAAGAACTTAGTAATCAACAGCAAGTCAACATCCTCAATGCTAATAAGTTCTCAGAAGCAGCAAACATGACGTTTACACAAGAACAAAACAGAGTGTTTGCTAATTCTAAAATGATTGAAACACTGAATCTACAGAATTTATCTAATGAGCAAGCTATGGCATTAGCAAATGCTGCTACAGTAGCTAACATGGATATGGCTAATTTGAGTAATCAACAACAAGCAGAAATACAAAATGCTCAAAACTTTTTGGCTATGGACATGGCTAATCTTACCAATGCACAACAAGCTAAAACAATTAATCAAGCAGCTCAACAACAAGCTATGTTAAGTAATCAAGCAGCTAACAATGCAGCCGCACAGTTTAATGCTACATCACAAAATCAAACTGACCAGTTTTTTGCTAATTTACAAAATACTATTAATACATCAAATGCGGCATCAGAGAATGCATCAAATCAATTCAATGCTGGACAGTTAAACTCTATGGCTACATTTCAAGCTAACTTAACAGCACAGACAGAACAATTTAACGCACAGAATGCTATGGTTATTGCACAAAGTAACGTACAATGGCGTAGAAATGTAAATACAGCAAATACTGCCGCACAAAATGCAGCTAATCAAATTAATGCTCAAAATTATTTTAATCTATCCAATTCTGCTTTAAGTAATATTTGGCAAGAGTATAGAGATGAAGCATCTTTTGTATATCAAAGTTCACAAAATAATTTAGATAGAGCATTTAATTATTCTATGGCTGTATTAGAAGCAGAAACAACACAGGATATGTTTGATAAACAAGTTGCACAAAAGAATGCTACTTCGTTAGGAGACTTTTTGGCAACTCTTATAGCTGCGGCTACAAGCAAACCTAAAGCTACAACAGAAGACGAAGGAGATACGTAATGTTTGGTGATATAATAAAATCTGTTATATTAAGTAGATTGGGAGCAGGTAAAAGCTCATCTGCAAGTCAAGCTGATGTGTATTTACCAGAGGTAAATTTTTCTAAATATTTTGTAGATAATCCAAATGTACAAACTTCACAAGTACAAAGTGCAGTTAGACCCCCAGATACACAAGCAACTTCTAAATATTTTAGATTTTTAGAATCATTAATGAGGACATAATAATGGATTTTGATGAAGAATTGGTAATGCCATCAGGTAAAACACGTAGTATGTTTGAGTCACGTATACCAGGTCAATCTTTAACAGAAGAACCAGGAAAGTATCCGTGGGAAAATCCACCACAGTATACAGATGTAAATGATGTGATGCGTATGTACATGGAAACTATTCTTGACGAAGGCACTATGTTTGGTTTGTTTAGTATGCTAGAAGCAAGAATACCTGTTGCACAAATAGTGCAAGGCATGGTTTTACAAGGCATAGGAGAGGGGTTATATTCTCCTGATGTAGCTCTACTTATTATGGATGAATTAGTTATGTTAATTGTTAACATAGCAAAAGCGGCAGATATAGAATTTGTACATGGGTATGAAAGAGAAGCAGAAAGAAATATGATTAAACTTGCAAAATCTGTAGAAGACCTTAAAGGTGTTGGACCAGAAAAAATAGAAGCTGGTCAAGAAGTAGTAGAAAAAGAATTACAAAAAGAAGATGCAGGAGGACTTATGAGTAAGCCTGCTACTATGGAGGAATAATATGGGATTGGGTAGTTTTTTATCATCACCTATAGCAACAGTTATTGCTGGAGGTATGGACAGATTAACAGATAATTATTGGAATAATGTTTTACCAAGAGATGAAAAAGCTAAAGAGAGTTTTAAAGCATTAGTTGCTCAAAAAAAGAAAAGCTATAATGCAAGCTTAGCTACTGGTAATGCAAGACGCTCCAAACTATTATCACAAGCTGGAATCTTAAAAAATGTAGAAGGATTTGAAAATCAACCCATAGAAAATTTAATGCAAACTATTCAAATGATTGAAGATGCAGGATTAGCTGGAGATAAAGGTGCTATAGATTATTTAATAAATAATAAAAGTGATTACACCATAAAAGATACCACTGAACTTGATGCAACCAAAAAGAAGACACCTACTGAAACTACAGATGAATCTCAACAGACTTCTAAATTAATGACAGGAGGCGGTACAACATCTGCTACTACTCCTGAAGCAGAAGACCGCAGTGTTTTTCAAATACTACTACATGGTCAAGGGCAACGTGCTATTGAAGATTCTGCACTTTCAGAAATGGGTATGACTAGAAAAGAATTTGAAGCCTTGTCTAGTCCTCCAGTTATGAAAAAACTAAATATAGGTCAATCTGCTATAAAATTAGCTATAAAAAATAAAACTAATCCTTTAGTGGAAGCATTGACATTAGACAGAAGTAAAAGTTTAATTAGCACAGCTTCAACACTAGGCCACGCAACTGAAACAAATATAAAAAATAATGATAATAAAAATATGACTGTAGGAGCTGTTAGTCAAGAATTTTTAGAAATAATTGAAGAAGAACCAAATAGCGAAAGAGCACTACAAATAGAAACTATGTTAAATGGTATGCTTTTAGATAGGCAGGGCATAGGTACATTATCAAAAAATTTAGAACCTCTATTTGATTCTACTATTAAATTTATTAATAACCCAAAGCAAAATATAATAGCAAAAGCAGATGCTAGAAAACACTATACGCAATTGAACAAACTCATTGCACAAGCAGGCAATCCTAACATATCAGGTAATGAACTCATACTTTTAAGAGAAGAGATACAACTAACAAAAGCAGAGTTAAAATTAATTATAGGTAGAGAAATAGATGTTCTATCTCCTGAAATTAAAATAGCTTTAGATGGATTAAAACAAAAAATAGAAACACTTAGTCCAGGTCAATATATTGATGGTAAAACTGGTATACAACATTTGGTAGATTTACAGACAGAGTATGCTAATTTACAGAAAAGCGTAAGAAAACTAGACACTAAAGATATTCGAGAAAAAGAAACTAATCTATTAACAAAAATACATAAAATTATAGGAGTTAAACCTATTAAAATACCTGAAACTATGCAAGAAACTCATGATATAATAGTGAAAAAATTAAGTGAACTTAGTGGAGAGATTGATGTTCCTAGTGATGATGACCCTGAAGTCATAGTAAAAAAATCTCTGAAAGATTATGCAGTAAATAATTATCTTCCTTTGTATGAGGCATATAAAACTGGAAAACAAGTTGATGATTCCGCTATAAGATTTGCACAAGCTGCTATCTTAAGTTCTGGACTTGAAAAAGAAGAAGATGATGATGGTCTTGAGATATTAAGTACTTTTAATACTTCAGTAAAATCTTCTGAAGGCACTTTAAATCAAGTAAGGTCAAAATTTGACAAACTAAATGGTACACAACAAGAAATGGTTCAGACTGTTTTTGATGAAATTGTTGATAAAGACAATAAGTTAAGACTTTTGACTAATCAAAAAGATGCCGATGGAAATGCTGTGTATACTCCTGAAAAAATAAAAGAAGAAATCCTCAAGCATAGTGCAGAAAGAGCGGATTTGGCTAATCTTGCTTTTAAGGCTTCTAATTTTTCTGATGCACAATATGATGCTAACGTAAAAACTTTATCTGAAGAAATTAAAGCGGCAAGAAAAAAACTACAGGAAAACTCTTCTGATTTTACTAGTGATGAACACGCAAAGGCAATAGATTTAATAACAAACTTTGAAACATTGGCTAATCTCCCAATGCTTGAAAGTAAACAAAGAGAAGAAAACTTAAAGAAATTAAATGCTATTGCTGTACAATTGGTGAAAGTAGGACGAAAAGCAGGATTACCTCCACCAACTACACTAGAAGAAAAAGTAAATGCTATTATAGAAGCTGAAAAATTAAAAAATCCTAATATGACTAAAAAACAAGAAAGTGATGCTAGAACAATCTATGCAGGAATGCTAGCTCAAGGAAACATTAGAACTACTAAAAATGGAAACTTTTTAGTTGATATGGATTTTGACACTGGTAAACCTGTGCTTGTACAAGTTCCATCTTTGACTGCTCTTGGAAATAAAATAACTATGGATTTAGACGACTTAGAAAAAAATAAAAAACAAATAAGAGCATCAACGGATAGTGTATTAACTACAGGAAAAATATTAAAGACTTTTATTAATCATCCTAATGCCTTTAATATAACTGGCACACTTCAATTATTTGGTGCAAATATATCAGATTTACTTAACAGTATGGGAGGAAAAACTCAACCACTGTTTGGAAAGAGTCCTGATGGTATACAAGCAATACAACAAGCAAGAGCAGAAGGTATTAGACTACTTGGAACAGCTAAAAATGCTATTTTTGAAGACCCAAGATTATCTGACCAAGATTTAAAAATAGTTAGACAATATGTAGCAGTTCTAGAAGATACAAGTTTACTAGGAACTACAAGAGGTCAAGCAGCACTAATGGTTGTTCAAGCAGCTATGCTAAAAGATGTCATGCTTAGAAAAAATGATGCAGATTTTGATAACACAACTCCAATATCAGAATCATATACACCTTTAACAGATACAGAGTATGCTGGATTAAAAGTAGAAAATAAACTGATATATGATATAGAAAAACAACTTGGTTTCAAAATAGGTAAAAATGACAAACCTACGTTAGCTAGGGAAGGTTTCTATGATTTATTAAGAAGTTATGGATTACAAAAATTTCCTAGTGGAAAAGAATTTAAAGCAATGTCTGAGTCTGACAGAGATGTGCTTAGACTAAAATTAAAGATGGCTACTCAACAAATGCAATTTGTAATGTCTGACATTTATGTTTACTCCACTAAAGGTAAAATTAATAAGAATGACGTTATTAATCAATTCTTACAAAGTTATCCAGATTTAAAAGAATAAGGAAAATAAATGACAACTAGTCCCTTTGATATATTACTAGAGGAAGATGAAAAGCAAGAAACACAAGTAGAAGAACCTCCTGTTGTTTCTACAAGACCAGATTTTGTAGAGGCAATGCCTCCTGAAGCTCCTGTTGAACCTCAAAAGAAATCATTTAATTTATTAGATGCCATAAAAGAAAGTTCTGCAATAATGGAACAAGTCTTCTTACCTGGGGCAGTAGCGGGAAAAGAATATGTAAAACAAATCGAAGAGGCAGAACCCATTACTAAAGCCCGCAGAGAAGAGCTAGCTGGTGACGTTGGTTATGAAGGAAAAGACCCAGAGGCCGCTACGTATGTCACTGGACTTGGACAATTAAAAAGTGGCTTTGGTTTAGAAAAAGAACAAGTAGAAGAAGCATACAAAAGTGGTGTTACTGAAAAATCAGATGGTTCAAAGAGAGAAGTAACCTTTATTTATGACGAGGGGGCAAATCCTCTTTTATTTGAAGGTTCATTACTTATGAGTGTGGAAAGAGATGATGGCACATTTACCCCTTATGGAAGACCCACTGCAGGATTTATTGACTACACGCAAAGTCTTGTACCTTTTCTAGCAGCTGAAACAGGAGCGAGTGCAGCAGTTGTATCTACTGCTTTAACTGCAGGAGCACTTACATCAAAGCTTGGTGTTGCAGGAAAAGTAGCTTCACCATTTGTAACTCTTGCTACGCTATATTCAGGTGGCGTATTTACTGAAAAATTACGTAATGAAGCTGCAGAGGGGCTAGGACTAAAAACTGATGATGATAAAAATGAATTTTTTAATGCTTTAAAAATGTTTGGCGATTCTATGGCCGCACCTTTTGATTTTAATTTAACAGAACAGGAAAAGTTATCTGGAAGACTAGAGATGCTATTTGGAGGACTTCCTGTAACTAAGCAAACTGTAACATATGTATCTCGTCAAATATCTGATAAGCTTAGAAAAAAGTTTGAAGAGGTAGCCATTAACGATGATACATTTAGGTCAGCTGTGGAGGCAGATAATTTTAGAAGATTGCATAAGTTAGAAAAGCTTTTGCCTTCTCAAATTTCAGCAAACAAAATTTTAAATCGTATGGTGGGGCTTGCTGACCAAGTTACCAACATAATAGCTTATGAGTTTCGTAAACAAAATAGAGCTTTGTATGAGTACGTGGAAAATGTGCGAGCTGGAAAAGGTCAAGGAGATATAAAACAATTTCAAAACTCTTTTGCTAAATTTAAAAAAGATTTTAGTCGATTAGATTTAGGAGAAGCAGGAAGAGTAAATGCAGAGATGCTTTTATTGTTTAAAGATTTAAGAAGACTTGAAGCACAAGAATTATATAGAATAGCACATGATAAAATTGGTTTTAAACCAATGGATTTAACTGCAATTAAAAACTCTGTGCAAATTAGTCCAAAAGTTATTGTTCCTACATCAGAGGCTGATAAGATAAAAGGTGTACAATCTACAGCTGATTGGGATGATGGCTCTTTTAATATTATCAAAGAACAATTAGCTATATTAGGAAAAAATAATACACTCAATAGACAACAAGTAGTTGCAGGGATGAAAAACTTTGTTGACAATGTAGAGGGAATTGATGCTGTCAAACAAGAGTATTATAAGTCTCCTGCAAAGTTACTCCATTTATATTCTATGAAACTGGGAGAGATGGCTACCGACCTCATAGAGGCATTCCCTGGTGGTAAAAATATGAAACCTGGGGTAAAACAAAGAATAACTGAATTAAATTCTCTTAGAAGAATTATACAAGAAACTATAAAAAATCCAGTAGGAGCTGATAAAAATTTATTAGATTCCATAAAAAATGATTTAAATGTAGCTAATTCATTCTTTAAGGAAACTGAAGACTTAACATCTCAGGAACTATTAGTAACTACATTAAGCAAAGCCACTGGTAATATACAATCAACTCTTAAAGACATTCCTACTGCAACAATAGGTAGACAAATTGGTACACCAAGTGCTGAAGTTCCTGATATAGCACTAGAAGATTTAAATAAAATTCAAAACTATATAGTTAATAGATTAAAAACTATAAGAACTACAAAAACTCAAACAGATGAAGCTTTTGCTATAAAGGGAAAACTAAGAGCTACCAGAGGCAAAGAACTAGGTTCAGAAGATTTTGAAGGAATGACAGCTCTCAAAAATGCATTTCGTATACAACTAGCAAGTAAATTAAATAAGATAGCCACCACAGATTTATCTGAGAAAGGTTCAATAACAGCAGTAGGAGAATATTTAGATTCTTTCTCTAGAAAAGAGCTAGAGTTATTGGGCATCTCTGATATAGATGAAAAATTATTGAGAAGAGAAGCATCAGAAGTTGTGAGATTAGAGAATACTTTAGCTAGAGAAATAGCAGAACGACCCGATACAACACAATTAGGTGTAGCTATAGGAGAAATATTTGCAGACCCTGTAGATATTGAGGGTGCAGCTAAAAGTTTACTTCAAGTTGCAAGAAGAGAGGGGATACAAAATCAAGGACAAGCTATAGAAAATATTAAAAGAGGATTAATTGATTATGTATTCTCACAAGGCAGTGGGGTTGTAGTTCCAGTTAGTAAAAATAGTGCCTACGGAGAAGTAGGAGATTACACCATTGACTCTAAAAAAATGGGGGAACTAATAAGATTAATAAAAGAAAATAAAACTTTGAAAGGATTCTTTGATAACGATACATTAAAGATAATGGATGGTATACAAAATTATGCACAAGTTATACAAGCCACTGGAGCAGACGCAGGTTCTGCTTTGTCAGGTGCTCAACTTATATCTAACTTATATACTTTAGACCCAGCTAAATTTATAGGAGTTGTATCACGATTAGGTGCTCAGAAATTATTCTCTAAGATTTTAGTTAAAGAAACTCTTGCGGATGCAGTGTTGGGAAAATTAAAAATTGCTGAATCTGGTAAAGATTCTCTTATAAAAAATATGATATCTACAGAAGGATATATTGGAGCGGCTATGGCAGATGCTGTATTAGAAATGTATAGAACAGATGAAATGGTGCAATCACAAGAACTGTTTGGCGAGCAAGGTGATGCAAAAATAAAGAGTCCTTTTGATGTCTTATTAGAGGATTAAACTACAGTAAATGATTTAGCTTTCTTTAACAGTAAATCAGATTGCTGTTTCATTATAAGAACTACTTCGAGGAGATATTTGTAACTGTCTTCAGTAATTCGTACATCTTTATCATGTAACACTGGTATTGTATGAGCTTCACACAATCCCCCTATAAGCTCCGCCCAATTATATTCTGCGTAAGAAGCCGCCTTTCCTGGCGTTTCAGGTGCTAAAGTTACTCCAATACCTCTAGGGGTAGGAGATAGATGCACCTCTAATTCACTTTTTAATTCAAGCATTTTACTTGGCATCTTTACAAACCCTTTCGTGTTTATTGTTTTCCCAACAATCACCATCAGGTAAATGCATTTTCCAAAACATATCCCATGTGCCTAGCGATGTAAAAAGAATCATTGCAGGAAAAACTAACATAAAAAATATTATCGTTAAAAAAGCTAGACCAAAACCCTCGTTGTTGTACGGTTTCATTTTAATCCCATCCTATCTTTATATTCTTCGTGCAGAGCAGAGTTACCTGTTCCACCTGTGCCATCTACACCAAAATTACAGGACGCTAGTACAATAAGAATAAACAAGCAGTAATACGAAAACCACTTGCAAAACCATAAGAACATACCGTAAGCTTCCTCTGATTGCTTTTGACATATCTCTTTTACCTCTCTATCTGTTAACATTATTTTTTATTCACATCAAATAATTTTGAAAGTTTTACTAAATACATTTTGGCTCTTCCACCATCGCCACCATATCGTTGTTCACATTTGCTAGCCAATACACGCATTCTATCTGTTGGAAAAATAAGATGCCCCCAATATGCATCTCCGTAACATAAATTTATGGCGTAATAATCAGCTTCTGTTTTAGCTATTCCTGATGGTTTTCCATTACACTCAAACTCAATAGCAATATTACCTGTGGACTTCCATATCCTATCAGATTTAACTTCCATAGTAGAATTGCGTATTATGTTATATAAATCATTCTCGCCTTTTTCTCCAAATTTTAAATCATCAGTAAACTTAATATCCCATTTACTTCTGTCTTCTTTACTTGGTCTTTCTATTTTGCTCATGAGCTTTCTGCCTTTTTAAATTTATAAAATAACTGTTATTAAATCCACGTTGCCATTCTTTTCCTTTATCTGATTCTGCAGGAAAAGGATTAGACACATGGTGTTTTCTGTTTCCTATTTCTTCTACTTTGTAAAAGTCTTTACGACCTCTATAAAAGAACTTAATGTTTTTCTTTATCATGTCAAGCTCCTATATCAACAATCTCACATGAATCTCCACTACAAGCAAAAGTCTGGGATGACTTTGTAGTGTCTTCTTTTTCAAAGTCAGCTAGCTTAGTCCAATCAATTGAGGCAGGCATATTTCTTTTCATAGCATTGTAGTGCTCAACTGTAAACGGTACATCTTTTCCTGTCGGTGCATGTGTAGATACACCAAGTTCCCAAGATTGTTCTGCTGATATCATATCTTGATATGGTGCTTGTTGATACACATGGTCATCATAAGGTAAAAAAGATACACCAGACATCTCATCAAAGTTTTTGTACACGAATGCACCTACATCAACCCATTCGTCAGGTTTAACAGATACAGTTACAGATGGCTTATGCTCACACCAATTTCTTTGATATATTAGCCACATCTCTAGTTGTTCTATAGCAGACATATGATGCCTAGTAACACAAGAGTCTGGTGACTTCATTGGAAAACTAAATACAGTTGTTGTCTCTGGTTTCATAACACAAGGCTCATTAGGTATGCCTTGATTTTGCATGAACTGTGTAAGTGGGTCTTTGTTGTCTCCACGAACTGTACGCACGTAAAATCTACTATGTCTAGCATGGATACCTGATGCACTGTTGCATAATTGTGACACTGTACCACTTGGCTTAACACAAGTTATAGCAGTGCTTGCAGGAATGTTAAACTTTTTAGCATATTCTATATTAGTTTCTACTGCTGTCATTCTAAGACTTTCAAGAATACTAGGTAACTTTTTTCTAGCTTCTGGGTTTTGCCCACTCATCATAATGTTATCCATAATACCTGTCAAAGATACACCAAGTAATCTTTCTTCTTCAGTATTCTTTTTCCATATCTTTCTTAAATATGGGAAGTTGGTAAGTGTAGCTTGTGCTGTTCCAAGTATGGTGGCTATCTTTACTTTCTGACAAATAGCATTATAGTCATCTCCCTCTCTAATTACCACCTCAGTGAGGTTACAGAACTGATAGGGACGCAAGATGATTTCACTGCAGGGGTTACATCCAAAATCGTGTTGTGGGTCTCTACGACCATAACTCATGGCCTGCTTACGTGCGGCTACTCTATTGAATATACCTCTTTCTCCAGAGCGAGACTCTACAAGTGAAGTCCATTCTCTTAAAAAGGTTTCAGAATCTGGCTTATCTGTATACGCAACACTATTATTAGACAATGCCATGTGAGGTGCAGTTTCCCACCAATTACCTGTTTTAGCATGTCTCATTCGTATATCAGATAAATTAGATAAAGATATCATGGCACTTCTACGCACACCCCCAGATACAACTACTTCACCAATCTTACACATTAAACTGTGACAATCATAGCTAGAGAGTTTTTTACCTTTATTTTCTTTAAATAAATTTACAGTAAATGTGAATAGATTATTTAGTGGGCCTGGTCCAGATGCTCTACCACCAAATATCTTTAGTCTAGCACCCGCAGGTCTTACTTTAGATAAATCCCAAGACGGTATCTCTCCTGCATATAATAAGGCTATTAATTTACGTAAAGCTTTTGCCCATCCCTCTTTGCTATCGTGTACACTAATAATGTCATCACTGTCGTATAAGGTATGTGGTATCTCTGGTAGTTTATTTATCTTGTCTCTTTCTACAGAAAACCCTACACCAGTTCCACATAATAGTACATACATAGCTTCATCAAATGATTTCATATCATCAACAGGAAGATAAGCACAGTTATAGCCTGCAGTATTATCTCTTTCTAATGCAGCTCCAGCGGTCATCAAAGCTCTCATACTTGGCATCACTTGTAGACTATATATAGCATCCCATATCTGCTCTTTGATATCGTAATCTATGTTAGCTTTATTAGATATAAAGTCTACATATCGAGTTACAGTTTCGCTCCATGTTTCTCTACGTTGTTGGTCATCCATCCAACGTGCATAACGTGAGATAGCTATAAAATTTTGATAATCAGTTGGTAATGCGTTATTCATACTTTTCTCCTTTAATAACTTACGCTTACATCTTTTGCATCTATTCCAGAAAATTCATGTATTAAATCTTCTACTGCTTCTTCTAACATAATTGGCAGTTCTTCTCTATCTGGTGTGAACTCCTCCACATCCACATTAGCTATAATACTTATTTTAACCTTTACCGTTTGAGTTGACATTATTAGACCTAACAGTTTCTTGTAATAATTCAAGATACCAATGTGCTTTTTGTAAGTCTTGCTCAGGCTTACCTTTGTAGTGATATCTCCACAGGTACTTTAATATAGCACCTTGTAAATAATATTCAAAACCATCCCCTAACATTGCTTTCATTGCTTCTATACACTCTATATTTCCTTGTCGATAATGGAATGGACTATTGACCTCATCTCCATCCTCTTGATTGTATATACCATTAAAATGTAATTGCTCTGACATACTTCCTCCTTTAGTGTATGGTATGTAATTGATTAAAATCTCTTGAAAAACTTAACTGTCCTTGTTCTATTAATGCCTCTGGATTATTCATAGCATAATCTGCCATGCCACGCAATAGTAAAGTATAAAAAGCTGCTTCATCATCACTGATATCTTTCTTATTTGGGAAGTGATGAAGTATCTCTACATCATACGCTTCCTCTTCTTTAATAGTTCTAATTATTAACGCTGAATCTCCTTCAGCTAATGTTATTGTTTTAAGTTTTTGCATGAGACCATCTCTATAAAATGTTCGGCATCTACGATTGCCAAGGGTTTTTGTCTATTCATTTTTATTATTAACAAAGGTTCGCCCTTATTATTATGTGAAATTGCTTGTTCATAGTAATTATAAATTGTTTTTGTTCTTTCCGTATTCTTGCATTCTATGTCATAAGAAAATTTTTTAAAGGCGGCAGTAGATAATTGCACATCTACTCCATTGACTCCCATTGGAGTTGACCTAACATCTAAGCTAGTTAAGTTTTTAAACACAGAAAGTAGTTTATCTGCTACCCAGGTTTGTAATCTTCTACCTTTTGCTTTTGACGTCCTCGGTGACATTTTCTTCTTCAATACGTATCTCTTTGACGGTTTTGATAGGGATGTACGTTGAGGTTTCTTCGCTTCTGATACAGGGGAACGCCTCACCACTCTGGATTTGTTGTATGAAATCTTCTGCTTCGTACCTCTTGAGTTTAAAGTTTTTGACATTGTCATCCCCATACTTAATCTGCAGTGTTACGCCACTCATCAGATATTGTTGTATACCAAGTCCACTTTGGATTTTTTCCTTTGCTGGGGAGTTGCCGTCTATATTCGAGGTTCTCCCAACAGGAAAATTTGTATGGGCAGTAAGAGCATTCAAATCCCAAGATTCTGTTTCCTGTAGGTTTTGAATAATAAGTCTCTTCAACGTCGGTGAAACATCTTTTAAAAGGTTCTCCATTATGAATGGTCCTATGAGTTTTTTTGATAGCATCTACAACCTCTTTCTTTTGCTTCTTATCATCTGGAGCTTCTGCAAAAGCTATTTGACCTGTAGATTTGTTAAGAGCTATCCACCCTTTAAATGGTCTGCCTGCCGCAACTCCATAACCATAACCTTGAGATACATAACCAAAGGTGTCACTGTTTTTTATACTTTCAAATGCATTGTCCACACTAAACTTATGGTCGAACGCATACGGTGACACAGTTTTAATATCATAGATGCCATCAGATAATTCTATATCGAACTCACCTTTGACATCTATATCTTTGTCTTGTAACTCAACTTTTTTGTGAATATTTTTTACCTCTATGTCAGATGCCTTAATTAAAGTTATAAGCACTGCTTCTAGAATATCACCAATAATCATACGCATTTTAAAACTATAATCATTGGGTTCTTCTTCCTCCCCTCGTGCTTGCATCTGTAATTGACAAAGAGGTTTGCCAATATTGCTCATTCTTAATCTAAAACCTTCATCTAATATATCTTGCTTAGTGAAATGCTTCTGCAAGGCTTTCTTAGCTAAATCCCCAAACTCCTCTAGAAGTTGAGAGGGCATTTCTGCCCCCCCATTTGCTGCTTTGGATAAGAATGAAAGCAATTTGGCTTGATGAATGTTCATCCGCTGACCATCAACTCAGGGTTGTTCAAATCATCATCAAGAGCACTGTCTATGTCAGTGATTGCATCGTCTACGATTGTATCATCACTCATTGACGCATCAACAATGATACCTTTACTTTGTAGTGCTTTATCATGCTGTCCCATGACATATTTGTTCTCTTTATCCACTAAATCAGAGAAATAGTGAAGTAGTTCTTGGTCGGCAGGGGTAAACTCCAATGCCTGCTTGTCTACAGCAAACTCCGCTACGTAGTACACATTACTACCTTTCTTCTTCTTAGTAAGTGTAGCACTTAAATTATAAAAGATAAAAGGTTTTTTCTGTGATGACAAAGAGTCCAGTGTTTCTGACAGAGGCATAAAATTTGCTCCCCTAGCTCTCCAGAGAACAGGAACGATGACATCCCCAACATCTTTACCATCAGCATCGACCGTATTTGCTAGGGATGCCTTACCATATAGCATCCTGTAACATGATGTCTGCTTTTGGCGAATGGCATCATCTCCAGTTAGTGAATCCCTCTTTGCGAGAGGGACAGAACCACAACGCATAGTGCCAAGACAATCTGGAATCTCTGTGTTAGGAAAAAGATTCTTGGCCATGATTGACTTGTTAACTGTTTCACCTGCGTCAGGGTCATATTGTTGATATTGGAATCTCTGCAAGAATATTTGTAACTTGACATCTCTAGAATATATGACGTTTCCATCCATATCCATAGTTGTCCAAGAGCCTGCAGGAATTTGTCTTCCATCATCATCTTCGTGGTCTCTATTTATTTTTAAAATAGAGTGAGCCATACTTGGCCCATCAACTGTAGTTTGACCAATAACATCTGCTATGTCATTGAAATTTATATCTTTTTTTATTGTAGGTAAACTATTCATATAGGTTTCTCCTTTTCTACTACATTTAGATTTATATGTTGTACACGATAATGTCAAGGGTGTCAACATAATATATTTTTTTCTTTCATGTTTAGCCAATCTTTTCCAATCTCTATGTCAACTTCTAATGGCACTGTCCACTTTACATTGTACATATTCTCAAACAAATCAGTTACACCTGTCATAGAGTCGTATGCGATTTTAGCTACTGTATCTTCTTCACCAGGAAATACATCAATTACAACGGAGTCATGGACCGTATTAATAATGAGAGAGCGTAACTTTTTGTGGTTAATCTGATATTGTAATTTAATAAGTGCCAACGGCATAATGCAACCCCCTGCAAGACCTTGTACAGGGTAGTTTTTGATTGCAGGGGCATTCGACGCAACACCACTAGCAAGCCGTCTAGTATCTGGAAAAGCAAATTGCTGACCAGTATACAGAGCAACAACACCTGTCGATATAGCTTCAGTTTGTATATTTTCATGCCATTCTCCTAACTTTGGATATTTTTCTACAAAAGCTTTGTAATATGCTGTTTCATTTGGTGAACCTGTAACACCCCCATACAAGGGTTTAAATGTATGGGCCTTTGCCATAGTCCTTTCTTCCTTTGTAACATCTTTTTCTGGTTTGTCAAATATAATTGATGCAGTGTATCTATGTACATCACTACCATCTAATATATCTTTCAACATATTTTCATCACCACATAGTTGTGCGGCTACTCTAAACTCTAGCTGACTATAATCTGCCTGCAATATCTTACCATTTTCAAATCTAGATACAACAACTGCACGTACAGGAAAGGTATTACCTCTAGGTTGATTCTGGAAGTTTGGGTCAGATGATGACAATCTAGTTGTTCTAGTTACACACTGATTGTATTTAGGGTGTAATACACCATTGATACGTGTGTTTCTTTCTATACCTCCCACAAAACTATTAAGATAAACATCTACTGCGTTAAGTCTAGTAACACAACCTAAAAATGTTTCAGCATCTTTGTTGCCTTTTCGTCTAGCTACACTTAATAAACGTAACATAGTGGACTTATCAGTAGCAAAACCATTAGCAGATACATCTAATATATCTCTAGGGTTCATGGTCAAACCACCAATCTTAGGCAGATTATCTAGAACATACCCCTTACCAACGCAAACAGAACACTTGGTAGGTTTTTTATAAGGCTTGCCATCTTTTTTTACTTTAGTATATGTACCAATACCTTTACAACTTTTGCAGTGACTAGCTCTAGTCTTGTGAACTCTTTGAGTTAAAGCCTTGATATTATTAGCAAAAACACTAGTGCTCATCCTGGGTCTATACAAAGGCTTGCCTTTTTCATTCAAACCTATGTTAAAAACCTCAGCCCATTTCTTTTTATTGATGACTTTACGAGAGTAAATCATCTGGCTCAACTGTTCTGGTGACGCAAAATTGACACGAGTATCGCCCATGACCTCATACATTATCTCTTCCATTTTACTTTCAAGAGATTTTTTCTCATTTTCGTAGTCACGTTTAACTTTTGTCAACTGTTGTGAATCAATTTTTATGCCGTTTCTCTCTATAATAGCTAATATATACAAAAAACTGTTCATCAACTTCAATTGTTTAGACATATCAGAGTTTACAGGCTTCTTAAATAGGTCAACTTGTGAGTTGTACAGCTCTCTTGTAGATAAAATATCAGCACAACCATACTCTTCAACAACTTCTGGCGGCATTTTATTAAATCCCATACCTTTTGCAAGATAATCTATAACTAAATCACTCTTTTTTAGAGAAACTTTACGTCTTTTGCATGATTCTTCAAGACTAACGCCCCATTTTTGCCCACGCATCAGTAAATATTCACCAATCATGGTGTCATAGACACGTTTATTGTACTTAAATCCACTCTCCCACAGCCAAACAAGGTCAAACTTTATGTTGTGACCTACAAGTAAATCTGTATTATCCAGCACTGATTGCACTTGTGAGTGTGATATTTTTACATCAGTGTCCTTTTCCTCATGATTAAACCAAACAAACTTAGGCTTATTGTCAGAACATGTGTTATATTGTACTGATACTAGGTAATTATCATGATGAAATGGTGTAGGGTCAGTTCTTCTAGAGGCATCTTTTTGAAATGTTGTTTCTACATCTAATGTTGTAATCATGCTGTGAACCTACTTCTTGATATGTCTAAGTTACATACTATATTACCATGAAAGCCTGTCAATTTATTTTTAGATATTGTAAGATATCTTCTCTCATCTTTATTGTCAGTTATATCAGATTTACCGATGCCAACAATTAAATCAGCTTCAGCGGCTTTACCAGTTTTACTATTCTCCATCATAGCATAAGTGACATTAGTTTTACTTTCTGCGTCTGCAGATGCTTGACTAATACCAATACCAAAAAGATTGTGACGTTTACAAACCTCTCTAAATTTAGTGTATATAGCACGAAGTTTCTCATCAGTTCTAGCAAATGAACCCATCACATTAATCTTATCTAGTTGGTCAATGATTAATATATCTGGCTTTTTAGTTTCACAATACACATTGAGCCACTCTATAGATGCATCCACGTTGTCAATCATTGTAAGGTTAGGTGCTATTTCTGAAAATACTTTCTTAGCTTCTCCTTTTTTCATAAACAGTTCATCTTGTGTATACCCTGTGTATGCAGATGCCGCTCTAAGCATAGTTCTTCTAGCAGGCTCTTCGTTTGTAATAATGTGAACATCAGCACCTTGACAACAGAAACCATTTGGAGATGCAGCTAGCGATACATAAAATGCAGTTTTACCAATCTCAGGTCTGGCAAAAGCAATCATGAACTCGCCACCCTTACCACCACGAACTAACTTAGATAAGCTGGGGATATTAAACTGCCAGCAATCCTCTGTCTGAACATAGTCTAGTAAAGTATCTAAGTCTGTAGGCACAGGCTCAGTTTCATCATCAGGTACAAAACCATCCTCTGACTTTTCTACAATTGATTTTATCTCTTGTAGTTTTTCTGTAGAGCCTTCCATAATAGACAAAGACAAATCAGCTATGCGTCTGCCCACCTCTTGTTGCCATATACTACGCACAACATCATTAGCTACATCCTCACCAATGTGAGGTAGCGAATCAATGTCATCGAGTATGTCATGTATTATTTCTTTACGTGCTCTAGTTGCTGTAGGATTATCTACACCATACAGTTCTCTAACTTCAAGCACAGTTAAATCTCTATCGTATTTGTTGTGACCTTTTACGATTGTGTCAAACAAATCCGCCAACTCTTGTGGAAACATAGAGCGAATAACTTTAGATTTATTGTTGTCGTAAAAATCTTTACGAAGCAACAACTTAATTAATTGCTGTTCAATACTAATTGTCTTATCTCCTCTGCGTTATAATATTTTAAGTCATCATTTATTCTTAGTATATTACAATTAACAATATATGCTAAATACTTTTGCATGTCAAGTGCCTTACGAGTTGCATCTGGGTCTAGACATATTTTTACTTCTTTAAATTTTTTTAAAAAAGTCAAGTCGGCATCTTTCATATGCGTACCCATTAGGGCAACTCCTGTTGCAACATGTGAAACAGCACAAGCACTAGCGGCATCTTCAACAAGTATAGCTGTGTTATTTTTACCACACGTAAATAATTTGTTAGATTTGCCGTATCTATACCATTTAGGTTTTATATCTTTCTTTAAACTTCTTCCTATGGCATCGTAAGTGACCCCATCAGACTTGACCATGAATACAACTCTATCTTGTTGTGGGTCGTACATCACTTGTACAAGTTTAT